GACGTTGTGGTAAATCTCGACTGGCGGCTTGGATGCTTATTCTGAATGCATTACAGACTGAGAAGGGGCACGTGTTTTACGTTGCTCCAACTCAGGGACAGGCTAGAGATATTATGTGGGGTGTTCTCTTGGACTTAGCACACCAAGTAGTTGCCTCATCGCATGTCAACAACATGCAAATAAAACTGATTAACGGTGCAACCATATCATTAAAGGGTGCGGACAGACCGGATACTATGCGAGGTGTTAGCCTCAAGTTCTTGGTAATGGATGAGTATGCGGACATGAAGCCATCGGTGTGGGAAGAGGTCTTGAGACCGGCACTTGCGGATCAGAAGGGCCATGCACTTTTTATTGGGACACCAAAGGGAAGGAATCACTTCTACGAGCTTTACAAGTACGCAGAGCTCAGTAAAGATGAGACGTACCGTGGATGGCACTTTACTTCGTATGATAACCCTCTGCTTGATCCGGAGGAAATTGATACAGCTAAGAAGTCCATGTCATCGTATGCGTTCCGTCAGGAATTTATGGCAAGCTTTGAAGCACTGGGCTCAGAAATCTTTAAAGAAGACTGGGTTAAGTTTGACGAAGACGAACCAGATGTGGGTGACTACTATATAGCAGTGGATTTGGCAGGCTTTGCAGATGTTGCGGTTGCAACGACAGCCAAGGCTAAGCGATTGGATAAGACCTGCATAGCAGTGGTCAAAGCAAACACCGATGGTTGGTGGGTTGCTGAATTAATTTATGGGCGTTGGGATATTAAAAAAACAGCGCACAAGATATTCCAAGCAGTGCAGAAATACGAACCGGTTGCAGTCGGTGTCGAAAAAGGCTCATTGCGGAATGCAGTCCTTCCTTATATAACTGACCTTATGAAAGCTCGTCAGAGATACTTCCGTATTGAAGAGCTAACACACGGTAACAAAAAGAAAACTGATCGTATCGTGTGGGCATTACAAGGTCGCTTTGAAAACGATCAGATTAAGCTAAACAAAGGTGATTGGAACGAAGAGTTTTTAGATGAGCTCTTCCAGTTTCCTAATCCTTTGGTGCACGATGACTTGGTAGACGCATTAGCCTACGTCGATCAACTTGCACAAATTAGCTACTATGTGGACTTTGAAGAAGACGACTTTGAATTTACGGACAAATTAGCAGGATACTAAAATGGCAGAAGAAACCAACATTATATCCCAGAACGTAGAAAGCTGGGTAATGGACAAATGCGAAGAGTGGCGAGACCACTATCGCTCAAACTATCAAGAACGCTTTGATGAATACTATCGTCTTTGGCGTGGTATCTGGGCATCAGAAGATTCTTTACGGCAGTCTGAGCGTTCTAAGATTATTAGTCCTGCTTTGCAACAAGCTGTCGAGTCTTCGGTGGCAGAAGTTGAAGAAGCAACCTTTGGTCGAGGTAAGTGGTTTGACATTCGTGACGACCTAGCCGATCAAAACCCCTTCGACATTCAACAAATCAGAAATCAACTCCAAGAAGACTTTGAATACAGCAAAGCCCGTAAGTCTATTGCAGAGTGTATTCTTAATGCGGCTGTCTACGGCACCGGGATTGGCGAATTAGTCTTGGAAGCTACCGATGAGCTCAAGCCTGCAACACAACCTTTGATGGATGGGGCCATGCAAGCTGTCGGTGTGATGGCTGAGGAACGTTTTGTAGTTAAACTACGTCCTATTTTGCCACAGAACTTCTTGATTGACCCTGTTGCTACAAGTATTGACGAAGCTCTTGGCGTTGCTGTAGACGAATTTGTGCCTATGCACCAAGTCGAAATGGACATTGAGCGTGGTTACTACCGAGATATTGACCTAGATATCGCTTATCAAGAGTCTGATCTTGAGCCTGATCGTGAATTACAGATCTATCCAGAAGATAAGGTACGTTTAACACGTTACTATGGCTATGTACCAACGGAATTATTCAACGAAGCCCGTGAAGAGGACGATGAAGAGCCGGAAGATACAACTTCAAAGTACGTTGAAGCCATTGTAGTCATCGCTAACGGTGGTCAACTGCTTAAAATAGAGAAAAACCCCTACATGATGCGAGATCGTCCGATTGTGGCCTTCCCATGGGACGTAGTGCCCGGTCGTTTCTGGGGTCGTGGAGTATGTGAGAAGGGATATAACTCTCAGAAGGCTTTGGATACAGAACTTCGTGCACGTATCGATGCGCTTGCATTGACTATCCATCCAATGATGGCTATTGATGCCTCACGTCTACCACGTGGCATGAAACCAGAGGTACGTCCGGGTAAGATGATTCTTACAAACGGTAACCCATCTGAGATTTTACAGCCATTTAAGTTTGGTGGCTTAGATCAAACATCGTTTGCACAGGCTCAAGCACTACAACAGATGGTGCAAATGGCCACCGGTGCAATTGATGCGGCAGGTATTCCCGGAAGTATTAACGGTGATGCTACGGCGGCAGGTATTTCAATGTCTCTAGGAGCTATTATCAAGCGTCACAAGCGGACTTTGATTAACTTCCAAGAGTCTTTCCTACTTCCGTTTGTTTCGAAGACTGCATGGCGTTATATGCAGTTTAACCCAGAAATGTACCCTGCTCAGGACTTTAAGTTCTTACCAACAAGCTCTCTTGGTATTATTGCCCGTGAGTACGAGGTAACACAACTTGTACAATTGTTGCAGACTATGGGTCAAGACTCTCCAATGTACCCAATGCTTGTACAGGCAATCATTGATAACATGCAGTTATCGAATCGTGAAGCTATGATTCAACAATTGCAACAATCAATGCAACCTAATCCACAAGTACAGCAACAACAGCAAGCACAGTTTGAATTGGCTGTGCAAAAAGAGCAAGCGGCTATTGCGGCCTTGCAAGCACAAGCACAAGAATCTCAAAGCCGTATTCAACAGAATGCTGTGGAGACTCAATTGTTACCACAGGAAGTTGAAATCAAACGGATTGCGGCGTTATCTAAGAATCTTAAAGAAGGTTCCGAAGATGATGCTGAGTTTGCAAGACGGGCTAGGGTAGCTGAATTGTACTTGAAAGAACGTGAGATTGCAAGTAAAGAAAAAATTGTAGACAAACAAATGAATCAAAGTCAATAGAGGGGTTGACTTTTTCATCAAAGTATGATAGAATAATACTATATAACAAGCACCGTAAAGGAGAATGCTTTGACACAAGAAGAAGAAAAGTATTATGAAACATACTTTGATTTGTTTGCCTCCGATGGTTGGAAGCAATTTGTAACCGAAATTACTGAAATCCATGATGGGTACAAAATTGAACACATCAAGGATGACAAAGATTTAAATCGTATCAAAGGAGAAAGAGCTATGCTTTTCCGAATGATGCGGTTTGAAACAAACATTAAAAGCACATACGATCTAATCAAGGACAAATTAAATGATTAGACGTTATGACTTTAAATGTACCAAATGTAACCACATTGAGGAACAGTGGGTAGATTCTTCGGATTCTTATGCTACGTGTCCTGAGTGCGGTGAAACAGCGAAGCGGATAATCGCTCCGATCTCTACGAAATTTGAAGGCTTCGGTTGGCCCGATGCTGATGATAAGTGGGCAAGAGATCATGAGAGAGCCGCTAATAAATAATACTTCCATAATAGCTTAATGCTACGGAGTTTAATATATGGCAAAATTTATTGACGAACGAGAAGAAGAACTCGAACTAAACGAAGGCGAAGAACTATCAAATTTGCAAGCACCTGAAGAGGAAATTCTTGAAGAAACGATAGAAGAGGAATCTACGGAGGACTCTGTTGATGACGAAGTACCTGACAAATATCGTGGTAAGTCTGTTAAAGAAATTATCACAATGCACCAAGAAGCTGAAAAGCTTGTCGGTCGTCAGGGACAAGAAGTCGGAGAATTACGCCGAGTTGTAGATCAGTACATTAACTCGCAAACCGTCACACAAGAAAAACAAGCCCACAATACGACAGCTAATTTTAGTGATGAGGACTTCTTTGAAAATCCTCGAGAGACAATTCAGAACTTTGTAGACAACCATCCGTCTGTTAAGCAATCGCAACAACTTGCATTACAGCTTAAAAAGGCAGAGGCGTTAGCAAAGTTAAAAGCTAAACATCCTGATTTTGCAGATGTTTTAAAAAATGAAAAGTTTGCTGAATGGGTTCAAGGCTCAACAATCCGGAAACGGTTACTTGTGCAGGCCGACCAAGAATACGACTTTGATTCTGCTGATGAATTGTTAAGCCTATGGAAAGAACGCTCTGACGTTGTTAATATGACTGTTGAGGCAGAAAAGAAACAACGCAAGCAAACTTTGAAAGAAGCTTCCACAGGTACATCTCGTGGTTCTGGAGAAAGACCATCTCGTAAAGTTTACCGTCGTGCTGATTTATTAGAACTCATGCAAAGAGACCCAAGACGTTACGAATCATTAATGCCTGAGATTAGGCAAGCGTACGCTGAGGGTCGTGTTAAATAGCTATTAGGAGCTTATCATGGCTAAAGTCGCATATCCCGGAGGCAGTACCTCCATTGTAAACAGCACTAATGCTGCTACATTTATCCCAGAACTGTGGTCCGATGAAATCATCGCCGCATACAAGAAGAACCTCGTTCTCGCTAACCTCGTCAACAAAATGTCTATGGTTGGTAAGAAGGGTGACACTCTGCATATTCCTAAGCCTACTCGTGGTTCTGCCACAGCTAAGGCGGCGAACACTGCGGTCACCATCCAAGCTGACACTGAATCAGAAGTACAGATCAGCATTGACAAGCACTTTGAATACTCACGCTTCATTGAAGACATCGTAGGTGTTCAGGCTCTTGACTCAATGCGTCGTTTCTACACTGACGATGCAGGTTATGCGTTGGCACTTCAGCTTGACGATGACTTGTACAACCTTGGTTTGCGTTTCGGTGACGGTACTGCTACAGACCCAACTGATCCTGCTAACTGGGAGCATTCAAACGCCTACTACGTCAACGGCTCAAGCGGCATTGCTACTTACGCTGATGACACTATGGAAGACACTGATGTCTTTACTGACCTTGCTTTCCGTCAGCTTATCAAGCTCATGGATGACCAAGACACACCAATGGACGGACGTTTCATTATCATCCCTCCATCGGCTCGTCGTGACATCTTGGGTATTGATCGTTACAACAGTTCTGACTTTGTAACAACTGGTGGTGTTAACAACGGCCAGATCGGTAGCCTGTACGGTGTAGACGTTTACGTTTCTTCTAACGTACCTGTTATTGAAACAGCAGCGCAGAACACTGCAACTACTTCTGTCAACGACACTCGTGGTGCTATCTTAGCACACCGTGACACTATGGTGTTGGCAGAGCAGATGGGTGTTCGCACTCAAACTCAATACAAGCAAGAGTACCTTGCTGACCTCATGACTGCTGATACATTGTACGGTGTACAGGTATTACGTCCTGAAACTGGTTTTGTTCTAGCTCTCCCGGGCTAAGCAACCACTGAGGTGGCCCCTTCGGGGGCCTTCTCTTTACATTGACCCAACCACAACAGGACTAGGTAATGGCCTCTAAAATCCTCCTCAAGAAATCTACAACAGCTTCAGCAGTAC